TATAGAAGGTAAAGCCTCAGGTATGCCCCTAACACAAGAACTCCGTAACGTAGGAATTCCTGTTCAAAATTACGTTCCTTCTAAAGGCAACGACAAAGTAGCAAGAGTCAACAGCTGTGCTCCATTGTTCGAGTCTGGCATGGTTTGGTATCCTGATACTAATTGGGCAAAAGACGTAATAGAAGAATGTGCGGCATTTCCAGCAGGTGATCATGACGATTTAGTAGACTCCACAACCCAAGCTTTAATGAGATTTAGGCAAGGCGGTTTTGTGAAGTTGCCTTCCGATTATGAAGAAGAGGTTTTATATAAGAAGAAAATGAGTTATTATTGATAACTTAAAGGGTAGAAAAATATGGCAATAGAAGCACAAAGATATCCAAAAAAGGGCGAACCTATAATTCCTCAAGGTGAAGAAGAATTAATAGTAGAAGTAGCTGAAGAAGATCCATCCGCAGGTGGTGTTGAATTTCAAGTAGGTCAGAACGGTGAAATGTTGCCCATGGACGATCCAGCAGAAGTTCAAGAAAACGAACACAACACTAACCTCACCGAACTTTTAGAAGAAAATTTTCTTGGAGAAATATCAGGAGAATTAGTAGGAGCTTATCAAGAAGACAAAGAATCTCGTGATGATTGGCTTACTGCTTTTGCTAATGGCTTAGATTTATTGGGAATAAAATCAGAAGATCGAGATATGCCGTTTCCAGGAGCAAGTGGCGTAACCCATCCGTTACTTTCAGAAGCAGCAACCCAATTTCAAGCTCAAGCTTATAGAGAATTATTACCAGCCAATGGTCCAGTTAACACTAAAGTCGTAGGAGCAGAATCTCCCGAAACTGCCGCACAATGTCAGCGTGTCAAGGAGTACATGAACTACCAAATCACCGAAGAAATGCAAGAATACGATCCAGATATGGATAGTTTGCTTTTTTACCTACCTTTGGCGGGAAGTGCCTTCAAAAAAGTCTATTTTGACTCATTATTGGGTCGTGCGACGTCTGCTTTTGTAAAAGCGGAGGATTTAGTCGTCAGTTATGACACTACAAACCTAGAAACTTCGCCAAGAATTACTCATGTTCTTAATATGACGGGAAATGACATCCGAAAAATGCAATTAAGTGGTGTTTACCGTGATATTGAGATCGGTAACCCTGGAGAAATGACTTTAGATGATGCAAAAGACAAAATTGACGAGTTACAGGGTCTAAGTAAGCCCACCAGCGACTATAATGAGTACACTTTACTAGAAATACACGTTGATTTAGAGCTAGAAGGCATAGATGAGTACGAATATGCAGTACCTTATATAGTCACTATTCTTGAAGACAGTGGTGAAATTCTCGCAATTAGGCGTAATTGGGCACTAAACGACGAATTATTGCGTAAAAAAGAGTATTTTGTACACTATAAGTTCCTTCCAGGACTTGGATTTTACGGTTTTGGGCTAATTCACATGATTGGGGACTTAACTAAGTCCGCTACAAGCATTTTAAGGCAATTAATTGACGCTGGAACGCTTAGTAACCTTCCCGCAGGGTTTAAAGCACGTGGTATGCGTGTTCAAGGTGAAGATGAACCTTTAAGACCAGGAGAATTTAGGGATGTTGACGTTCCAGGAGGCACAATCCGTGATGCATTGATGCCACTACCTTATAAAGAGCCTAGTAACGTATTAAGTCAGTTATTAGGCATACTTATTGACTCTGGAAGACGATTTGCAAGTATTGCGGACATGCAAGTCGGTGATATTGGCTCCCAACAACTTCCAGTAGGCACAACTGTTGCTATGTTAGAGCGTGGCACTAAAGTTATGTCTGCTATACATAAAAGACTTCATTTTGCCCAGAAAAAAGAATTTAGACTCTTGGCTGGCGTTTTCTCGAGATCGCTACCCCCAATATACCCTTACGCAGTAGCTGGTGCCAGCCAAGAAATTAAACAATCAGATTTTGATGACCGTATTGATATTATCCCAGTAAGTGATCCTAATATATTTAGTATGGCTCAACGTGTGATGTTAGCACAACAAGAACTACAAATGGCGCAAGCAGCACCACAAATACACAATTTACGAGAAGCCTATAAAAGAATGTACGAAGCACTAGAAGTAAAAAACATAGACTTACTTTTACCGCCTCCACCAGAAGTTCCACCAAGAGATCCAATCAGTGAACAACAGGCAGCGATAATGGGACAACCTATTAAGGCTTTTGAGTTTCAAAACCATGATGCATACATAGCAGCACACAGTGCGTTTTTACAAAACCCACAAATGCAACAAAATCCAGTGGCTCTTCAATCAATACAAGCTAATATACAAGAACACATAGCAATGGGGTACAAACAACAAATCGAACAGGCACTCGGTCAACCATTACCACCGCTTGATCAAATGCAACAGATGCCACCAGAGCAAGCTCAAGAATTAATGAATGAAATAGCAACTGCAGCAGCAACCGCAACTCAACAAGTAACAGGTCAACAAGAAGCTCTCGTGAAAGCACAACAAAGTGCTCAAATGGATCCAATTGTAGAACTTAAGAAAGAGGAAATTGCACAAAGGGCTCAAGCAGATGCTTTACGAGCAGAGGTAGATCAGGCTAAAATAGAATCACAAGAAGCAATCGCAGAAATGAAGGTTGCTCAAGATAGAGAAGAAGCCTTGTTAAAAGCACAAGGTGATATTAACAAAACGTATGGTCAGATATTGAAAGATGTAAGATCATCCGATACAAAAACTAAAGGTGAGTAAATGAAAGACACAACTAAGTATAAAAAAGTGAGTTTCCCAGCTCCTAGAAAAATTGATTTGTCTAAACCAGTTAAAGGTACTACAATTCTTAATGCAACAAGCAGTAGTGTTTTTGGCGATGGTCAGAAAACAGTTCAAGGGAAAGGTGCTGCAACTCAAGGTACTAAGTTTAATAAAAGCCCTAGCGGAGCAAGATAAACATAGATGAGTGATTCTCCAGAAGCATTTGTATATAATGCCACACTAGATCGCATTATTGACGGAGACACATTTGATTGTGTCTTAGATCTTGGTTTTGATGTAAAACTACACAAACAAAGAGTGCGTCTAGCAGGTATTGATACACCTGAGTCTAGAATCAACACAAAAAGATATCCAGAAAGAACTCAAGAAAAAGTTATGGGCAAAGCTGCAAAAGAACGACTAAAAGAACTTTGCACAGGAAAATTCAAGCTTAAATCTTTGGGTAAAGGTAAATACGGAAGAATTTTAGGTGTCCCGTACACAGAAGACGGTGACGATATTTGTAAAAAACTAATATCAGAAGGTCATGCTGTTGAGTATTGGGGCGGAAAGAAAACAAAAAACTGGGGAGAATAATATGCCAGGACAAAAAGGTAGAACAAAGTCTGAAAAAGATAGAAAAAGATTTAAATCACAAAAAGGTAGATCAATTTCTGATAAAGATATAGAAAGAATTCTTGCAGCAGGTAATGTAAATAGTAGAAGAAATCGACAAGAAGGGAGCAAATAATATGCCAGGAATGACAGAAAGAAAAAGAGATATGAGAGGTGAAACTAAAACCTCTCGTGGGGACTATGGTAAAAAAGGCTACGGTCATGGCGGAGACGTCAAAAAATATGGCGGTGGCGGTAAAGTCTATAAAAAGAAAAAATAATGCCTAAAAAAGAAAAACCAGGACTTTGGGCTAATATTCGAGCTAAACGTAAACGCATTGCAGCAGGAAGCGGTGAACGTATGCGGAAAAAAGGTGAAAAAGGCGCACCCACTGCTGCACAGATGAAAGCAGCACAAGGCAAAGCCATGGGTGGTGAGATCCAAAATTTTGAAATAGGTGGCGCAGTAAAGTCAGGTATGCACAGAGGTTGTGGCGCAGTGATGCCTAATAGACGGAAAAAGACTAAATATTCATAATGGCTAAATACGCAGGCAAAACCGTAACACTAAATCGACCAAGAGCTATCCGTAAAGGAGAGCCTGGATACGGGAAGAAACGTAAAGTAGTTTTTGTTTCTAAATGTAGTAGTGGCGGTAATAAAGTTAAGCGAATCACTTTTGGTGATAAAAAATTAGGTAAACACCCAGGAGACAAAAGCAGAAAGAAAAGTTATTGTGCTCGTAGTGGTGGAATAAAGGGGAAAACAGATAGGTGTAGTGCTAATTATTGGGCACGCAGAGATTGGAACTGTTAACATGACAGAGGAAGAGGTTATTATTTTTTTACAGGGGTTTGGCTTCACTTGTAAGTTAGAGGACTTAACTTAATGGATCCAGTTTATTTAGTACAAAAAGTTTTAAAAGAACTTCGTCAAAGACAAGAAGACTTAACTGAAGTGTTAAGAACAGGCGGTGTTCAAGATTGGGAAGGATATCAAAAAATACTCGGTGAGCTTGCAGGTCTGAGCTCAGCCGAGAGAATAATAATAGA